ATCGAATACCCAGAGACGGGCTCAGTGCTCAGGGTGCTCTCATCGGATGCATCCCGCGCTGAGGGGTTCAACTTCTCCACCGTGCTGTTTGACGAGATCCACGTCCAGCCAGATGACAGGCTCTGGTCAACGGTGAATCTGGGTAGCGGTACACGGGCCAATCCGCTGGTGCTCGGGATCAGCACGGCTGGCGCCAAGACCAACACTAGCGGTGATGACTCACTCTGCTACCGCCTGTTCCAGTACGGCAAGCGGATCGAGAGCGGCGAGCAGAAAGATGACGCGTTCTATTTCAAGTACTTCAGTGCACCCGACGATCTGGAGTGGGACTCACCTGAGGCGGCCCGGGCAGCCAACCCAGCCTATGGCGACTTCCTAGATCCTGAGGACTTCGCAGCTGCAGCCCGTTCCATCCAGCGCCACGAGTACGAGACGAAGCGACTCTGTCGCTGGGTGTACTCCACGAGTCCCTATCTGCCCGCCGGGACGTGGGATGCGTGCGCCGATCCGACGCTCACGCTGGAGCCTACTGAGGCGATCGTGATTGGGTTTGACGGTTCGTTCTCCAACGATTCCACGGCGATCGTAGGGGTGCGGATCTCCGACGGCGCGGTCTTTGTGCTCGGGCTCTGGGAGCGCCCGCTGGATGATCTCAGCTGGCGCGTCCCGGTGGATGAGGTTGAGATGCGGATGGAGGAACTCTGCAAAACGTACAACGTGAGGGAGATCAACTGCGACCCGTTCCGCTGGCAGGCGACCATGGAACGCTGGGAGCAGTCGGGCCTCCCCGTGGTTGAGCATCCTCAGAGTCCCGCCAGAATGACCCCCGCAACGGCTGCCGTATACGATGCCGTGGTAAACGGGCGCCTCAAGCATGACGGCGATCCCCGACTCACCAGACACGTCGCAAATGCAACGCCGTTCCAGACGCGCTATGGCGTTCAGATCCGCAAGGGGAAAGACTCAGGGAAAAAGATCGACCTCTGCGTGGCGATGATTATGGCGTGGGGGCGTGCTGCTACTCTAGGCGCAACGCCTGCGGAGAAGCCACGGGCATCCGTCAGCTTCATCGAGTTGTAAGGAGTCGCATGGGTATCGTTGACCGCATCCTTGGACGGCAGACAGAAGAGCGACAGGTCGGGGGCATGTGGCCCGTAGACGTAGACGTCGCTGGAGTCAACCTCAACGAGAAGAACGCCACCAGCATCGGCGCGCTCTACGCCGCCGTAAAACTCTACGCCGACACCGTGGCGAGTATGCCCGTCGGCGTTTTCTTGCGCGAGCGTGGAGTGCGCCGTCCAGTCACTCGCCCCGGCTGGCTTGATAACCCAGTACCAAACAATCCGAACTACACGCGCTTTGACCTCATGCATCGCACGGTCAGCAGCTTGCTCATTGACGGGAACGCCTTCCTGATGGTGCTCCGCAACGGCGCCGACATCGTTGAGGTTCGCCTCCTTGATCCGCGCAAGGTGACCATCCTGCGCGCTGAGGATGGATCACCGCTCTACCGCGTCAAGACGACCGCTGGCACGATCGACCTCACCGCTGCCGATTGCGTACACATCACACTGTTCGGCGTAGGCGAAGATCTGCGCGGGCTCTCGCCAGTTGAGCATCACAAGGTGACGCTCGGGCTGGCTGCGGCAACGACAGAGTATGCGGCGCGCTTCTTCCAGCAGGGTGCATCAGTCTCTGGACTGGTTACGGTTCCGGGGGAGTTGACCACTGATCAGGCGGAGAGCCTGCGCGCATCGTTCGGGCGACGTCACGAAGGTCTTCGCAACATGCACAAGATCGCGGTTCTCACGGGCGGTGCGGACTTCAAGACCCTCTCGTTCAAGCCATCAGATCTCGCCATCGTTGAGCACATGGAGGCAGGCACTCAGGCGATCGCCCGACTGTACGGCGTACCGCTGCACCTGCTTCAGCTGCCCGGGGGCAACTCGTCATACAACAGCTTGGAGATCGTCTCACGCGAGTGGTTGATGCTTGGGTTGGGCAGCCTGATCTCGCGCCTTGAGGCTGGACTCCAGCGACTGATCGTAGGCGACACCACGTTCATCAAGTTCAACGTTGACAGCATGCTGCGCCCGCTGACCAAGGAACGCTTCGACGCGTACGCCATCGCTTTGAACAATGGTTTCCTGAGCCTCAACGAAGTGCGCACCTTGGAAGACCGTCCACCAGTAGGGCCAGAGGGCGACACGTTCAGGCAGCCACTTAACATCGGCACCGTCGGGCAGGAGCCGCCGCAGGGATGAGCTACGTCATCGTGGACTTAGACGGCACGCTCGTGCTGGAGAACGAGCAGCCGAACCAGCCGCTGATCGACGTGCTCAACCGCAAGGTGATGGACGGCGACACGCAGGTGATCGTTGTGAGTGCGCGCAAGACTGACCGCCTAGAGGAGACGCGTGCATGGTTGCAGGAACATCAGGTTGCTGGCGTGGAGCAGGTGCATCTCAACGACTTTGAAGGCTCCGCCTTCGCCACTGGGCTGGCGTTCAAGGAGTACAAGTACGGGCTGCTACGTGATGAGTACGGTACGGAACTGGAGTATGCGATTGACAACGACGCCGACGTGCGCGCTATGGCGCAGGGGCTCGGGATCGAAGCCTACACGCCAGAGCAGTTCATCTCCGACGAAGAGCGGGCCATCGTGCCAGTCCCCAACTACGTCGCAGCTGCTGCGACTGCTGGACTGGAAGCGTATGAGGGTGGACTAGGCGGCGACGGGCTGCAGGCGCAGACGATTCGTGAAGCGCGTCAACTCGCCGCTGGCAGCGTGGATGATGAGAAGGTGCGGCGCATGGCTGCATGGATTCGCCGACACCGTCAGGACTGGGAGGGCGTACCGCAGAACAGCGACGCCGATCATCCAGACTTTCCAGCACCGGGGGCAGTCGCCGCACTACTCTGGGGCGTCAACCCCGTCGCCACAGACGGCGCTGATCGGGTGCTTGCATGGGCAGATAAGATCATCGGAGAGACTGAGCAAGAGGAGAACGCAATGGCACGAGAGCACGAGACACGCGCACTACCGCTTGGGGACTTCACGGTCACTGAGGGTGCAGACGGGCAGAAGACCTTCACGGGTTACGCTGCCGTCTTCGGCGCGGAATCGCAGGGGCTGCCGTTCATTGAGCGCATCGCCAACGGCGCGTTCAGCCGTGCCATCAAGCAGGCGGAGCAGGGGCGCCGCGTCATCAAGTTCCTACACGGTCACGATGAGAGCCGCATGCTGGCGACAACCGCGAGCGGGCGCCTGAGCCTGACTGAGGATAGCGTCGGGCTCAAGGTGGAGGCTCGACTTGATCCATCCGATCCAGACGCCGCCGCCGTGATCAGCAAGCTGACCAACGAAGCCAAGGCGATGGGCATGTCGTTCGGGTTCACTGTTCCGAAGAACGGGCAGCAGTGGCACGAAGACGGCAGCCGCACGCTGACTGAGATTGGGCTGCTCGAAGTCTCCACGCTCTCGGGCCATACGCCTGCATACCCGGCGACGCTCGGGCTGACCGCCGTGCGCAAGATCGCACCGAACAGGATCGGCGTGGACGGCGACGCTCTCGTTGAAACTCTAGAGGCGGTCAAGGCTGGAAACACTCTTGACGCTGATCAGACGGCGCTGCTTGATGCAGTGCGCGCCAAGCTAGGCGCAGCACCCGAGCCAGCGATTGAAGCATCTGCCCCAATGGGCGAGCACCACACGATTGTGGCAGCCCGCCTCAGGTTGGAGCAGTTGAAGGGATAGACTCCCGACAGCCCACGCGCCACGATCGCTCACGCCTGATCATCGGGAGCATCGGATAGGTGGCTCGGCGTATTGTGTAAACCCAGATAGTGAAAGGAGTCCACCATGGACACCGTCAAGAATCTGGCTGAAAAGCGCGCCGCGCTGCTCACGGATGCTTCCAGCATCGTGGCAGAGCATGCTGAAAAGGGCGAAGCCCTTTCGGCAGAGGCTCAGGCTCGCTTCGACGCCCTCACCTCAGAGGCTTCAGTTGTCGCCTCCGCCATTACCTCAGAGAAGATCGCTGCAGAGGCCCGCGCCGCTGCTGACGCTGCACGCTCGGAGAAGGCTGTTGCCTTCGCCCCGGCTGCTGAGTCGAAGCGTGACCTCTCCGCTGAACTGCGCCGCATCGCCCGTGAGGGTGGTGAGGTTGAGCTTCGTGACATCACGAAGGCGACCTTCACGCAGCAGG